ATGGGTAAACCAAAGAAACTCTAACTCAAACAATAATAACTATAAGGCTACCCAGCTAGGGAATAAACTCTAGCTGGCCCCAACATAAGGAACGAATTATGCCTGAACTTGAATCTGTTGTTGAACAGAAAACTGCTGGATTTGTAGACACAAGCTACACTCAAGCTAAACGTAAGTCTCGTATTGAACAAGAAGAACGGGAACTTGAAGAGCTAGTTAAAGCCCAGAAGGGTAATGACGAAAAAGACCAGAGTTCTGAAGTATCTGAACAACGTGATAGTGGTGATACTCATCAAGAAGTTACTAGTTCTTCTGATGATAATACAAAACTAAGTGCTGAGGAAAAGTCTTTTAAGAAGCGGTATGGTGACCTTCGTAGCCACACAGCCAAACAACAGAAAGAGTTTGAGACACGTATCACTGAATTAGAGGCCCGCCTTAGTGGTGACCCTAAGTCTCTTCGTGCTCCTAAGTCTGATGAAGACATTGAACAGTGGGCAAATAAGTATCCTGACGTAGCTGCTATTGTTGAGACCATTGCAACAAAGAAAGCAAAAGAGCTTTTCTCTAATGCAGAGGAACGTCTTGCTGAGTTTGATAAAGTTAACTACGAAACAGAACGAGTTAAGTCAGAGAATACAATTCGTGAAGCACACAAAGACTTTGATGAACTTCGTCAGGCTGACTCCTTTCATGAGTGGGTTTCTGAACAACCTAAGTGGGTACAGAATGCTCTCTACGAAAACTCAGATGATCCAGCAAGTGTTATCCGTGTAATTGATCTCTACAAAGTAGACACAGGTAAAACACCTAGTGACTACAAAAGAAAAGCCAAGGATGCAGCAAAGACTGTTTCTAAGGGCGCAAGAACAAGTGTCGATGTAGACAATAGCCAAGGTACTTTTAAAGAGTCCCAAGTAGCTAAGATGTCTTTCAAGCAGTATGAGGATAATGCTCCTGCAATCGACGAAGCTATCCGATCTGGTAGATTTATTTATGATCTTTCAGGTGGTGCTAGGTAAGTAATAGGTTGACACTTATGCTTGTCTAAATATAACTAGAAGAGAATTAAAGAAAGCCTTCAATTGAACTACCTTTCTTTATTCTTTTTTCTAGTAAATCTAAAGCTTAAACATCTACTTTAGGACTTACCTGCCTCAGTATAGGCCCAGTAACTTATAGATGGCAATCTATACCTACTGCACCCTAAGAACAGACAGCCTCCAATAAGAAGTGTTTAGCTATCCTGTAAGCAGGGCCTACCTGTTGATTAGGTATGTCTTACTAACATTAAAGCCAAACATCCATAGGAGGAATTACAATGGCTTTCGCTTCCGCAGCAGGTTATACAAACTTGCCAAACGGCAACTTCTCTTCGGTAATCTATTCGAAGAAAGTTCAACTCGCATTCCGTAAGAAGACTATTGCTGGTGATATCAGCAACTCCGACTACTTCGGTGAAATTGCAAACCAAGGTGACACAGTACGTATCATCAAAGAACCTGAGATCTCTGTATCTGCATATGCTCGTGGCACAACTATTGCTCCACAAGACTTGAATGATGCTGACTTCTCCCTTGTTGTCGATAAAGCAAACTACTTTGCATTTAAAGTTGACGACATTGAAGAGGCTCACAGCCACGTTAACTTCATGGACCTTGCTACCAACCGTGCAGCTTATCGCTTGGCTGATCAGCATGACCAAGAAGTTCTTGGCTACCTGTCTGGTTTTGCTCAGTCTGCTTTGCACACCAACGCTGACACTGTTAACACAACTGTCAACGGTACAAAGGCTGACACAACTGCTGGTTCCGACGAACTCTTGGCAACAAACAAGCTGGACATGACATCCTTTGGTAACATCACAACTGTTGGTGCTGCTGGTGACTCTGTTCCAGTTGCAGCACGTCTGCCAGGTGCTACTTCGCTTCCAACAGCGTATGTATCTCCTGTCATGTTGATCAACCGTATGGGTCGTTTGCTTGACCAGAAGAACGTTGACAAGGATGGTCGTTGGATCGTCATCGACCCAGTACTCATGGAAGTATTGGCTGATGAAGACTCCCGCTTCCTGAATGCTGACTTCGGTACAGCTGGTGGTTCGCGTAATGGTTTGGTTATCAGTAACTGGAATGGTTTCCGTGTATACGTTTCCAACAACCTGCCATCGGTAGGTACTGGTTCCGCTACCACGAGCACTGCCGCCCAGCAGACTGATTACGGTGTTATCGTTGCTGGTCATGACTCTGCAGTTGCTACTGCTGAGCAGATCAACAAGACTGAAACATACCGTGATCCAGACTCGTTCGCTGACATTGTACGTGGTATGCACCTTTATGGCCGCAAGATCCTGCGTCCTGAAGCTCTGGTTAACGCACGTTACAACCTAGCTTAATGTAACTATGGGGTATCCTTTTCGGAGGGTACCCCTTCTCTATTTATAAGGGCTTCAAGATGGTCACCTACGTATCTCTAACAAACGAGTTGCTAAGAAGACTCAATGAAGTGCCACTGGATACTGCTGGCGATGGCTTCGATACAGCACGTAACGTTCAAGCACTAGCTAAGGATGCTGTGAACAACAGTATTCGTCTTATTCTTCAGGATGGTCGAGAGTGGCCCTTCCTAAAAACAACGTACACACAGACACTCTCTGCTGGTACTCGTACATATGATTTCCCAACAGATACTTCTACAGTAGACTGGGACTCCTTTTATTTAAAGAAGACACCAGGTATTGGTAACCAACCAAATAAACTTGGTATCATTACATTTGAAGACTACACACAGAACTACAGAGTTACCGACGATAGTGATACTGGTTCTGGTCTATCTGCTCCAACACTTGCATACCAAACACTAGAAGAGAAGTTTGGTGTAACACCAGTTCCTGATAACTCCTATGAAGTTGAGTACGTTTACTGGTCGTATCCTTCTGACATGACAGTGTACAATGATGAGTGTTCAATCCCAAGTAGATTTAAACATGTTATCGTTGACGGTGCTATGATGTTCATGATGAGATTTAGATCAAATGAGCAGAGTGCTTCTGTTCACCAGAGTAACTTTGAGCAAGGCATTAAGACAATGCGTAGGCTCTCTACTGATGATGAGTTGTACCTGAGGTCTACTGTAATCAGAGGTAGAAGCTAGTATGGCTGATAATCTTGGTTCATTTAAAGCATACTGTCAGGGTGGTCTAAACACTTCTCGTGATGTGTTTTCTCAGGGTGAGAACTCCCCTGGAAGTGCCATCTCTCTTATCAACTATGAACCTGCTGTTACTGGTGGTTATAGGCGTATCAGTGGTTATAGTAACAATTATGGTACTGTCCCTGGTATAGATGAAGTTCTGGGTGTAGCTGTAGTAGATGGTATACACGACGGTATCTTTGCTTGCAGAAAACCAGAAACTGGGTATAACTACTTACACTACTGGGACAACTCAACACAGGCTTGGGTAGCAGTCCCATCTGTAGGTACTCCTACAATGGTTGGTGTAACAAAGGTTAGGTTCTCTCGTTACAACTGGGGTTACTCTGAGTTCATCATGACTGACGGGGTAAACCCTGCTGCAGTATATGATGGTACAACATACACACAGATTACACATGCTAACGCACCAGGTGCACCAAGGTTCTCTGAGGTCTTTCATAACCACATGTTTCTTGCTGGTGATCCTACTGAGCCTACTAATCTATACTTTAGTGCTCCATACAATGAGTACGACTATAGCCCAGCCAATGGTGCAGGTGTTGTTAATGTAGGGTTCCCTATTGTACAGATTAAAGCCTTTCGTAATGAGCTTTACATCTTTGGTACAAGTAACATTAAGAAGCTTACAGGTACAAGTGTTGCTGACGTGCAGCTTCAACAAGTAACTAATGACCTTGGTTGTCTTGCATCAGATAGTGTTATTGAGATTGGTGGTGACTTGCTTTTCTTGTCACAGGATGGTCTAAGACCTGTATCTGGTACAGACAAGATTGGTGATGTTAACCTTGAGACACTATCCAAGGACATTCAATCAGTCTTTACTGATATTGTTTTTGATATTGACCTTGATGGTCTCAATGCAGTCCTAGTAAGACAGAAGTCTCAGTTTAGATA